CATTGTAGAGTTAGAAAACTTTTTAACCCAAGAGGAAATTGAAAAGCTAGGTAATTTTGCAAGAAATAACACAATCTGGGATTATACAGAGACTCATGTAAATGAAAATGGCACTGTTATATATGATGCCAATTTATGGGCAGATAGAGTGGCAACACAGCTTTCTTTGAATAAAGCGGATCCAACAGTTATTACTACTATTGATAATATGATTGAAAGACTTAAGCAGTCTATTGAAGAGTTCTTCAATGTTGTTGTTTCCCCTACTGGACCAGCAATTGTAAGATGGCCAGTTGGAACAAGACAAGAGCCTCATGCAGATAAAGAGTTACATGAGGGTCCAGATGCTGGAATGCCAAATGATTTTCCACATTATGATATTGCCTCAATATTTTATTTAAATGATGATTATGAAGGCGGAGAGCTATACTTCCCGCTTCAAGACATACAATTTAAGCCAAAAACAGGAGGAGCATACTTCTTTCCAGGAGACAAGAACTACATCCATGGAGTTAAAGAAGTAACTGCAGGATGCAGATATACATCTCCATTTTTTTGGACCGTAATGGAGCATAAGGATAAGTCTAATGAACTTAAATAATATGGTTCATCTAAAAGATGATATTGTAATATTTGAAAACTTTTTAACGCCAGAGCAATGCAAGTCAATAATTGACTACTGGGATCATTCTGTAAATAAAGGCACTTTGCCATGGGACCCAATTTCTTTTTATGAGTCTTATGCGTCTAACTTGCCAAATAATGAAGACGTTTTAAAGTTTAATCTACCGTTAGATTTTTTTGAAGAGCTTGAGAATAACATTAAGCTTGGTGTTGAAAAAGCTAGAGGTGGTGGAATGACTAAAGTTAGCTACCACGCACAAAAGTGGATTACTGGAGGCTTTGCAAGATTCCATTCAGATAATAGTACAGACGGAGAGTATAATGCTTTTGAAAGAAGCAAGTGGGCTACGTTTGTTTATTTAAATGACGATTTTGATGGCGGAGAGCTTGCATTTAAAGATAGCGATATAGTCATGAAGCCTAAGGTTGGAATGCTTGCTGCATTTAACGGTGGGGCACACAATGAACACGAAGTTAGGCTTATAAAGTCTGGGACAAGATATACTATTGGTTCATTTTGGGATTATGCTGAGTCTGAATATAGCGATGAAAAAAAAGCTCAATGGGAAGAAGAGATTCGATCTGTAAGAGAGCAACAGGCACAAATGTTTAAAGAGTGGGAAGAGGCAAGACAGTCTGGGCTAACCCCTAACGCATAATTTGTATATAATGAATATAACGGTATAATGTAAGCATGTCCTATAAACTTGATGTACTAAAAGACAACCCAGTAGGCCTATGGCTATTGGATGAAACTAGCGGATCTGTATTTTATGATTCCTCACAGTACTCAAATAATGGTGTATATTATGGAACGCTAGACTTTGATTTTTTGCCTATTGTGTCAAACGGGGTAAGCAGTAAGTTAATTAATAGCGAAACCCATATAGAATATGATGTTAGAACGAATTACTTTGGCGACTTAGACTCTCCAGGATTTGCAACAAAAGATACTTCTGATAATGATTTTTCTATAGAAGTTTGGATCTATCCTACTATAGGAGTGTCTCCTGCATATACGCCAATATTTGCTGATAAAATAAGGCAGGTAGGCATATTTTGGCAATACGGTAATATTGTTTTTAAATTAGAAGATAAGATTTTATCTTATGCAATGCCAAATGTAAATCAAGCGTTTCAAGTTGTAGCAGTTTATTCTGTAGGAGCAATGTTTATATATGTAAATGGAGAACTTGTTACTTCAAGTTATTTTGAAGAATTTTCTTTTTCAAATACAGCAATACAATTTAAAAGTGGTCCTTCATCAAGACCTGAAGATAAATTTTTAATAGATTGTGCTTCTGTTTATAGATATGCTTTAAATTCAGTTCAGGTAAAAAATCATTATATTTCTGCACAAGGGATTGCGCCAATTCAAATAGCATCTCCAGATAGCGGACAAATTTTTCAGATATATGATAACGGAATATCTAGGCAATACCAGTATGTTTATCCATTAAACAAAAGTTGGTCTATGTTTGACAATGCATTATTGCAATATAGTAACACAGAGCAAAGCTTGTACCTGGCTGGAGACGGAACAGAGAATTTAATAGAAACATCAATATCTGATGTCATTTCAGTACCTTTGGGATTTGATTTAAACTCTTCAAAAATAGAATGGAAGGCAACAGATGGCGTAGAAGTATATGCAAGCATAGATAACGTTTCCTTTTTTAAATGCAAAAATGGATTTTCAATTCCAAAATATAGATACAGTAATTCTGACTTTAATGAATTAAGAAAAGTTTATTTGTCTATAAGATTTTCTTCTCAAAACACAATTCATTTTAATCCAAGAATCTATGATCTAATAATCTCATTTTATAATGATAAATCCATATACCCGTTAAATGGTGGTGCAAAAATATCCCACCTGCTTGATAGCGGCTTTAACTCAAACATCACATTTGGAAACTATCTGTCTCCAGTTCTTATGAGAAACTCAAAAAATGGTCTTATTTGTAGCCAAGGATCTGGGTTCAATTTAAATACCAAAAAGAATATAAATACAATAGAATTTTTTTATACCCCAAGTTCAACTTATTTAATAGATCCAGCTCTAATGATTGATATAGTTGCAAGCGGCTTGTTGGTTGATGATGCCGAATCAGCTTCAGCAAGTCAGCCATCAGGACAGGTTTATGCCGATGTTTCGGAAATTTTGGCAGACAGAGGAAATCTTGTATTTAATGAGGGCTCTTCAACAGAATATTCTTGGGGCATTGATGGTGTAATTACCTCAACCAACATAGCTGCAATATATGTTAATAGGCAAAACAAAACTTCAGAGACCAACATACATGATGTATTTAAAGAAGATAGGCTACATCACGTTGTTATATTCTTTGAAGATCCAGTCACAGACGACATAAAGTTTAATTACTCAGTATCTGGATGCCCTGAAGCTGTTTATCAAAATATTGCAATATATGAGCTTGCTGGAACACAGGCATTTGCTGAGATGCACTACGACCTCTGGACTGGCAGATATGTGGTATCGGCAGCAGATTCGTCAATGTCCATGACAGAAAATTCCGCAAACGCTTACTCTAATGACTGGGTTTCTGTATAATTAACAAAAATGTACCTGGGCTTGACAAAAGCTGGACTTATACAACAACTAGTGGTAAAATAAAACACTATGGATATTAAAAAAATAAACTCAGCAATTCTAGATGAAGAGACTACACTAGGTCTTTATGTCTGGGAGATGCCAGACGGAAGGTGGATCGGTGATGATGATGGAAACTTTCTTTCGGTTGCGTCGCAAAAAGGCAACAAGTCAAAGATCGATGCTCTGGCTAGAGAGGTTAGCTCTTATGGCATATATGAGGGGCGCCCATTATTTTTATCAGGACGGCGCAAAATTGACGATGAAGAATTTGAATACCAGCAAAAAAGATTAGAGTGGGGTATGGTTCCAGATCCACTAGATATTGGAAACTATAAAGACGAAATGAAGAAGCTTCAGCTTCCAGGGAGATAAAAATGGAATTTACAGAAGATAAATTTGAAATGCCAGAAGAAGTTCAAATTAAAAATGTCGGAGATATGTTTAGCATTTCTAAATCAAAATCTACTGAAGATGATCCGTTTAATGTAGGCGCAGAAGACATAAAAAAATTTACAGGTTTGAGCCCAGCATTTAGAAGAAAAGTCTCTAGAGAGTTTACAAAATCTTTTACGGGCCAAGATGGTACAGGTACTCAGCAGAATCTGTTGCAGCAGGCAGTAACTGGATATGCCCTATTTGACTTGGTTCAGCCAGTATATAACCTAGAGTACCTTTCTCAAATTTATGAAGTTTCTACTTATAACTATTCTGCAATAAATGCAAAAGTGGCAAACATTGTAGGGCTAGGATATGATTTTCTTGAGACTAAAAAAACTAACGATGCTTTTGACTCCATAACAGATGACAAGCAATTAGAAAAGGCACGAAGAAAATTAAACAAGCTTAGGCAAGACCTTCAGGTGTGGCTAGACTCATGCAATGATGAAGACACATTTACAGAAACTTTAATAAAGGCTTACACCGACCTCGAAGCAACTGGAAACGGATACCTAGAAATAGGAAGAACTGCAACAGGAAATATTGGATACATTGGGCATATCCCAGCAAAGACTATGAGAGTAAGAAGGCTGCGTGATGGATTTATTCAATTGCTTTATGGCAAGGCAGTATTTTTCAGAAACTTTGGAGATGAAGTAACTGAGAACCCAATAGCCTATACAGAATTTGATAGACCAAATGAAGTTATTCATTTAAAGAAATATACACCAATGAATAACTATTATGGAATTCCAGATGTAATTGCAGCACAGACAGCCCTGGCTGGAAATGAATTTGCTGGAAGATACAACTTAGATTACTTTGAGAATAAAGCGGTACCAAGATATATCATTACAGTAAAGGGAGCAAAGCTTTCACCAGAGTCAGAGAGAAAGCTTCTTGAGTTTTTCCAGGTTGGCTTAAAAGGTAAAAACCATAGGTCTCTTTATATCCCGCTTCCAGCAGATACCCCAGATGCAAAAGTTGAGTTTAAAATGGACCCAATTGAGGCAGGAACCCAGGAAGGATCTTTTGAGAAATATCGCAAAGCAAATAGAGATGAAATTCTTCTTGCCCACCGTGTCCCTATCAATAAAATTGGAACTCCAGAGGGAGTTAATTTAGCTGTAGCAAGAGATGCCGACAAGACATTTAAAGAGCAAGTTTGCCGACCAGCACAAATGAAATTAGAGAAAAAATTAAATAAAATAATTGCAGAAAAGACCGATGCTCTATTAATTAAGTTTAATGAGCTAACTCT